TCGCGGATGAGGCCAGTCGCATGGACGCGGCAATCCTGCGCGGGATGTCATCGGTAACCAAGTCACCGACGGGTCAGATGCTGTTCATCACCACGCCCGATCGCGATCAGAAGTCGCGGGAACTCTGGCCGTACTGGCAAGCGTGCGAACTCGCGATAGACCAGGGGACGCCGCTGCCGGAAGGGTGGTGGGCGATGCTCTGGGGCATGGACACCGATGACGTGCCGGACTCTGACCTGGCGGTGCAGCACGCGAACCCGAGCGCCGGCGTACTTGGCGCTGGCATCCGCGTCATCCGTGACAAGATCGCGAACGCACTGGCGACCGCAGACCCCAAGGCACGCGAGGAAACGTGGCTGCAGGAACTCGCTACGTTCACGGATGACCTCGCCGGAGCGCTGCCGCTCGAGCTTCTCGACCGCGTTTCGGTTGACGAGGACTGGGATATGTTGCAGGGCGCAGCCGGTGTGGTGGCGGTGGACTTTAGCCAGGGCGGCTTCGCGTTCGGTTCACAGTGCGATCTCACTTCGCTGTGCCTCGCCGTGTGGGATGGGACGAAGGTGCACACGCGCGGATATCACTGGTGGGCCGGCGCTGATATCGCTTTCGATGAGAAGCGAACGCGCCAACCGCTGCAGAAATGGGTCGATGAACACGCTCTTTCGCTGGCTGGTGGGCCGACAATCGACCTCGATCTGGTCGAAGCAAGGCTTGTAGACATCTGCCGGACCTACGATATTCGCGCTTTTGTCGCCGATCCGGTCGGTAAAGCGAGCGCGTGGGCTGCCCAAATGGAGCGAAAACACGGGTGGAAATGGCACAAAGCACCGCAGACAATCGTCTGGATGGGCGGTGGTTGGGCTGTTTGGAGCGATTGGATCCGCGCCGAACGCATCCGATGCAAGCCGGACCCAGTGCTGCGAGCGTGCCTGGCGTCGGCTCGGCTCTATGTCGGACTCACTGGATTGGCCATGCCGGTGAAGGCGAAGAGCACCAGCAACATCGACGCGCTCACCGCGCAGGTCATGGCGGCGCGCGTGCTGAACGATTTGCAGATCATGGGAGGCTCGATGTACGAGACTCAGCCGGGCTTCTGATTACTGCGCGTCTGTACGCCGCATACACAATCTGAAATAGTGTCTACACGCCGTTGACGCGGTGTATGCGCGCACCATTGCATTCTATAAATGTCATGGTGTAGTGGGTAAATGGCGTCATGGTTCGGCAGATTCTTCTATCGGTCGCAAGCGCAAACGCTGATCAGCTTCACACCGCTGACGCTGACAACGCTGTCCACTGATCTACTCGGCTGCCCCGCCATTGTGCGTGCCGTGAATCTGATCAGTACAGATTCAGCGCGCTTAGACCTGACCGTCACGCGACGGGATGGATCCATCGTCAAGGATTCGCCCGTTATCGATCTGCTCAGAGGGGACAGTAGTTCGTTCCTGAGCGGGTACGAAGTGCGTCGGTGGTTGGCTGCGTCGGCTCTCTACTTCGGAAACGGCTACCTGTTCATTCGGCGCGACCTCCGCACCGGTGACCCAGTGGCCCTTGAACCGATTGACCCGAGCGCCGTCAGCGTAGAAATCAAAGGAACACAGGCGCGCTACATCATTGACCGACAAGTGGTGGACGATTCCTCCATCGTTCATGTGCGGGCTTCGACGGACCCGCGCAGTCCATGGCTCGGGGTGTCTCCGATTGACCAATGCTCTCGGGTGCTTGGGACTCAAGCCATTCTGGACCAAGCGATCGAGGAACTGGCTAAATCAGGCTTTGTCGGAAAGCTTGCGATCGAGCACCCCGGGCCTCTCACGGCTACGGCGCGCGATTCGATGCGTACCAAGTGGGCAGAGCAACACAGTGGCGCAGACAAACTGGGCTTCCCGGCGTTCTTCGGGGAAGGCATGAAGGTCAATCAGATGGCAGCAGACGCGGCCGCGCGGCTCATGGAATGCAAGCGGCTTGGTGTAGAGGAAGTCGCGCGGGCATTCTCCGTGCCGGCTCAACTGCTCGGGCAGGGTGAAGGACGATCACAGCCAGAGGTAGCACAGGCGTACGTCACGCACTGCCTGGCTCCGTTCTGCGCCGGCATCGATGCCGAGTTCTCCCGCAAGCTGCTTCCACCAGGTGAACGCATCACCACCGATCTTGTGCCAATCACACAGGGCGACTTCCGCACGGCCGGCAAGGCGTACGCAGCGCTAGTGGGTATCGGCGTGCTCGCGCCGAACGACGCACGCGTGCGGCTCGGTTTGCCACGTATCTCAGGCCTTGACGATCCGGCGCCGGTGATCTCCGGCATCACACCCGCTGCGAATCTCGCAGACGCAGACGAAGGGGACCCACCATATGAGTGATCTCGAAACACGCCAGGCATCTATCGGTGCTGTTGAAGGCAAGACCATCACGGGTTACGCCGCTCTTTACAACTCATGGAGCAAGCCGCTCATGGGTGCGAAGGGCACATTCACCGAGCGCATTGCGCCTGGTGCGTTTGACGCATCGATAGCAGCCGGTGCGTCGCTGTGGTTCATGCACGATTCAAAGCAGATTCTGGCCAACACCAAGAGCGGCACACTCACGCTCGAATCAGACGATCAAGGTCTGAAATACACCGCCACGCTAGGCGATTCGCAGCGTGACGCCGGGGTGCTCGACCTGGTGAAGCGCGGTGTTGTGTCTGAAATGTCTTTCGGATTCCACGTTCCTGCTGGTGGGGATTCCTGGTCCGGCGATAAGCGCACCCTCAATTCAGTCAATCTCAGAGAGATTTCAATCGTCGAGCAGGGTGCATACAACGCTACCACTGCTCAAGTCCGCTCACAAGAAACGCCAGTCATCACAAAGGTAATCAAGCCAATGAACATCCGCACCATGAATGCAAAGCTCGCAGAACTGCGCGCACAGAACGTCGAAGGAACCGAAGTAGAGAACCGCGCCGAGATCGTCGCACAGATTGAGGAGATCCTCGAGGCGCGTGACGCCGCGATGGCTGCCGCTGACGGCATCCGCGAGGCTGCAACCCCGATTCAGCGCACCATCGATCGCCGCAATCAGCGCGATGAGTACCGCAGCACCGACGATTACCGCGACCAGTGGATGGGCTACATGCGCGGCGGCCGTCAGCCTGAAGTGCGTGCAGCATTGAAGAGTCAGGACAGCAGTGCTGTGATGATTCCGAAGCTGTACGAAGACATGATCATGAAGTACATCGATGCTGCGACTGTTGTTCGCAACCTCGCTGAGTTGCGCACTGGCGTTCAGGGCTACCAGACTCTCCGATACAACACGCTTGAAACTGCCGCGTATACATCGGCTTGGACGGTCAGCGATGCAGGAACGCAGGCCAGCACGGAAATCAATCCAGCATTCGCTGAAGTTCCATTGACCCCGGCGGCGTGCTTGCCGTTTACCAGCGTCACCAAGCAACTGCTTGCCCAGGCTAACTTCGATGTCGAGGCTGAAATCGTCGACAACCTGATGCGCCAATTCGCCAGAAACCTAGAGTTCGGTTACGTCGGCGGACTTGGCACTGTTGGCACAAACGGCGCGACCACGCATCAGCCGGTCGGACTCTTCACCACCACGTCCGCCGCAACCGTCAAGGCTGTTGCTGCTGGTGGTGCAACACGTGGAACGGCTATCACCGCTTCTATCAATATTGCAAATCTGCGCGAGATGCGATACAGCCTGCTCCCTGCTTCGTACTGGAATTCCAGCGCATGGGTGATGTCGCAAGACGTCTACGCCGCAATCTGCGGAATCACGGTCAATGGAGTCCCGCTGTTTACCCCAAGTGGTGATGCCGTGGGTGTTCAAGGCGGGTCCTTCACCTTGCTGGGACTCCCAGTGTACGTGAGTGAATTTGCACCGGCTTACAAGGTCGTTGCAAACAGCGGCGTGAACACCATGCTGATCTGCGGCAACGTGCGAGATGCATTCAGCGCCCGGGAGTGGACCGGCATGAATATCGACAGGGATGCCCTAACTCTGGCCGGCTCTGGTCAGGTCAAGTTCCAGGGCACTATGTTCGCCAACTCCGCGTTCACCCGCGCAAAGGCGATCGTTCAGCTGCAAGTCACTGCTTCCTAATCATCCTCTCAAGCAGTTGCGGGGTGGGGTTTCGACCTCACCCCGCAATAGCGAGGTGCTATGTCGATACCCACTACCCAACCTGGTCTAGCGGACGTGAGGGCGTGGCTGAAACGCACGCACAACGAGGACGATCCAGCCATCTCGGCTGCGCTCACGGCATCGTTGTCGGCCTGGATGGCCGCGACCGCCAAGGAATTGAAAGACATCACGGACGAAGAGTGGCTTGCCATCAAGCTCCAAGTCGGGCATATTGAATCATTCCGTGGCGATGACGCCGTAACCCCGGAGCCTCACCCGTTCATCCAGACTATTCGTCGGATGCACGGCACACAATCGATCGGATGACATATGGCCGGCTGTGGATTCTGGCGCGACGTGTT